CCAAGGGCCGCCTAGTGGAATTTCATCCAAGATCAAATATCTCTGTCCTGTTACTGCGGCTGGCAAAATGCCGTCACCTGGATAGTTTACTTGAGGATTGATGATGGCGTCAACTGTTCCTTGCGTATCAGAAGGCAATGTATCAGAATCAATTGTGACTACAAGCTGATCAGCTTCGGTTGGGTGGTAGTCAATCAGTCCGACAATGTCGTTGGCAGGATCAGTCACATCACCGCCCTGACGTAAACGAATCTGGCTGATGCCTGGACGTATCTCGCCGTAAGCACTGAATACGTCACGCTTCCATTCTGGATTGGGCGTGTTGCCACGATTGTCAACCAGTGTAGCAACACCGTCCTCATAGCGAATCCAATAGTCCTCCAACGTGGTGATGATGTAGCTACCATTTGCACCAGTGTCTGTGTCCACAGTCCAATTTTCAAAATCTTCAAGATCCAGTGTGTGCAATTGGGTGAGGATGGTTTGGATGATGTTCATACGACGCACTTTGACAGGCGGGTTGATAAAGATAGGCATCTCAAAGGTCAATGTGGCAATGTCAATCACAGTGTCTGTGCCGCTGGGCAGCGTTCTGCTTGACCATGACGTCCCGGTCATCTCGCAATAAGCCAAGCTGGTCCAGTCAAGTGGATTCTGGTTGGTGTGCAGGTTGATGCCTGGATTGAATAGCACAAGGATCTGTTCCATTAACTGAAGCTTTTGGTCAGTGTTGCTGGACCAAATGTCCACGTTCATGGTGAGCAAGTAAGGGACAGGTTGGTAACGAGTGACGTCATAGCTCTGTCCTGGTTCATTGACATACGTGTGGGTGTTCTCGTCAAATTTCTTTTCAATCACCTGTAGTGTTTCTTCAAACTGGGGATAACGACGCAGGTCAGGTTTCATGTCCAGTGCGTTGACATAGCAGCTGATGAACGGAATTGCATTCATTGTGTTTTCACTGTTGCCCTTGAGAATGTGTCCGGCTTGACGGCTCATGTCTCCATAACGAGCAGGCACACGTTCATACACAGGATTGCCCTGCAAGTCAAACCCTTTCTGAATGGTGAACGAACCAAAGATTCGGACAAACTGCACTAGGTATTTGCGAATTTGGGCGTCATAGTAGAATTGCATCGTCAGTCAGTCCCTGTGTTGCCATCAAAGTCAGCGCGCGGCAGAATTGCCTGGTTGATGCTCTGGCGTGATTTGTATTCGTTACCTTTAGCAACGTCAGTTTGTTTGTCATTAACAAACGTGGAAGCATTGAATGTTCTGTCGCTCCATGTGCGATCATCAATGTTGTCGTATAGTCGCACCCATTTGGTGTCACGATACACGAACAGTCGATTGGGCTGAAAGTCTGTGCGGATAAAGAAATCGCCCTGGTTGGGACTGGATGGAAACTGACCGCCTTGTGACACTGTTTCTCCTGGATCCCATTCATACCCTTGTAGGTCCAAGTAGTTATGCAGGTGAGACACGAGCTGTGTCGCCCCACCAATGGGGTCATTGTTGCTTGCACTGTCCACGACTGCATCGGTTATGTCTAGCTCTGCTGCAAAGGTGCTAAAGATGTTCTTCATGCTATCAGCGTCATCAGCACGACCAAGAATGTCGTCAAACTCCTGGCTAGCAGTGACAGGTTCCAGCTTGACACGCCATAGGTGCGGCCACCAGGTCGCGCTAAATCCTTCACCACCACGGTTACCGTCCGTCACAGTGTAGAATTTTGGAATAGGAGGGCTATTGGCATCCAAGCTGTAGAGTTCAACCAAGTGTGGCAATTCCAGCACATCACCAGTCATCAGCTTTCTGCCCAGCACCTCAACCATTTCATTCATGTGGAAGGTCATATAGAGGGTGTCGTTGGTGAGGAACAAGCCAAACTGAGTGAGGTCAAAATCGTTATCGCTTACGTTGTATACACCACGCAATTCATAAAGGTCCTGGTCATACTTGCGATCGCGGTTTTCAAGGAACAACAGGTCTTGGATGGTGGACTCATTGATCGCCCCGTCATTCTGGTAATCAGGTTGGGTAGGATCATCTGTAACTGGCAGTTCTTGCGGACCAATGTATTTGTGAATGATGACACCTGTTCCGCCCACGTGGAATTGCTCACGGATAATGCGATCAATGAATTTGTAGTCATTCGATTTGTTGGGTTTCCACATGGAAATTCTTGGCATCGTCGTTCCTTTATAGTATTTATTCAGCGAACCCGCGAACGATATATTCGTTCGCATTGCCACCCATTAGGACCCACACTATGTTGTCTACAGGAATCTCTCGTGATACAACTCGTCCATCTGATTTCTTTCTGATTGCGCTGTTGTATTCATCCTGTTGATCCCATAGCTCGCGTTCAATATCGTCACCATCAGTAATGCTTTGCCCATGGCGATTGTAGATTTCGTAATATCTGGGATTGCGCTTGTTGAGCATGTATTTGCGATTGCGGAATGTGACAAAGCCACGACGATGGAAGTTGGCAATAGCCTGCTCAACAGCTTCGTCTGGGATAGGCTTCAAGTGATCGTAACGACGATCTTCGCCTGCAAAATGACGGGCAATATCGCGGCTGCTAGTCCAGGAAAAAAGTTGACGATCGGATCTCACTGGTCGTTCTAATGAAGATATCCCGCGATAAAGCGTGATGCTGTCGCCATGACGTTTTCGCATATCAGCGCGTATTGGTTCAAATGCTTGGTTGATCTCTTGTGCAATTGCGTCGTTGCTTTCAAAGGATTTGGACAGATCACCTTGGTCCCAGTTAGCCCATTCCCAAGAGCCCAGCGCGTCACGTGCATGATGCGACAATGATGCGAATGCTCTCTTTGCTAATGCATAGTCACGATTTTCAGTGAGGTGATACAGTCTCATGTTGGTCCTTTGCTAGTGTATTTATTTGTCCAAGCGGATAAATATCAGCAGAGGAGTATGCACATGAGCCGCAGCAAAATCACCAAGGAACTCGAACTTCGTTTGGGTGGACAAATGATAGACGTAGAACTGGATCCAGAACACTACGAGCTTGCAATCGACAAAGCCTTAGAAAAATACAGACAACGAAGTGAGAATGCTGTCGAAGAGGACTTTCATTATTTTGACGTGGTTGAAGATCAGAACGTATACCAATTTCCTGATGACATTGTTGAGGTAAGGGATCTTTATGGACGTGCAAGTGGCACAACCTCAACTGGTGTAGACTTTGAACCATTTGAAGCCAACTACTACAACTCAATGATGACCGGCATGGCTGGAAATCAGAGTGGTGCACTGGCAACTTACGACTTCCTGGCACAGTATCATGAAACACTGGGCCGTCTAATGGGAGCAGAATACATGTTCACTTGGAAGCGCAACACACATCAATTGCTACTGCATCGTCGTCCACGATACCCTCGACCAATCTACGCTCATGTCTATCGCTATCGTAACGAAGACAGTTTGTTTGGCGACTACATGGCTGCACCTTGGCTCAAAGAATATGCACTAGCACAAGGCAAACTGATGTTGGGAGAAGCACGTCGCAAGTTTGCCACTTACGCTGGTCCACAAGGTGGAACGTCACTCAACGGCGACGCTATGATTAACGATGCCCTGGCTACATTGGAGCAACTGGAGCAAGACCTCAAGCTCTACAAAGATGGTGCTGCACCACTTGGTATCATTATAGGATAACGCCGTGCGTATTGACGAACTTCAACTTGACGAGCTCACTGGCTATCGCGGCAATTCCATTTATCAAGTATTTCAACAGTCTGAGAATATGAATGATTTCTTAGAAAGACTTAGCACTGGTGGATTTGATGTGAAAGAGTTAGGGCAGGGATTTTTTGGTGCAGTCTTCAGTAAGCCCGGTAGCAAAGATGTATACAAAGTATTCACTGAAAAAGACAAAGGCTATTTGCAGTATTTGCAGTATGTCAAACAGAATCAAAATAACCCCCATGTTCCTCGCATACATGGCGGGCTGATGCGTGTGCAGATGCCTCTCAACAGACATAGTTTTCAGAGCAAAGGCTGGATCATTGTTCGTATGGAGCAACTGAGTGACATGGGTCCCAGCTTTCCTGATCAAGGTGTAATGAACATGTATATACGTTCACATCCATCATTCAATTCAGCATCAATTTCAGCTGCAAGAAAGCTTGATGTTATGACACCACCAGAAATGGCCAGATTTGAACGCAAATACCCAGAGCTGGCAGAGGTGCTGGCATGGGTAGCCGCCAACGGTAACCGCAATGGCATCAAGATTGACCTGCACGGCGACAACTTTATGTTCCGTGGCGACACCGTGGTCATAACTGACCCCTTCTCTTATTTTGGTTGATCACGCAGATAAAGGTTGACAGACCAAGACGCTTCGCTTATATTGAACTGTAAGCAGGAGAGATGACATGATCGACGAACAAGCCAAAGTTGAAGCTGCAATTGCGGCCTACCAAGCCGACCAAATGAACGTCAGCGCGGGCTACAACGTGATCCGGTATGCCCAACAGGGCCTGCTCGCGTTTGAACCAGTCAATCCGGGCGAAGTTGTCAAGGTCGCCAACTATGAACTGGCTGTGTTGCAGTTGGTCAAGCTGGGCAAGGCCAAATACTTCAAAGCTTGACCGCATTTTGCTTGACAAACCAAGACACATCGCTTATGTTGAGTTGTAGGCAACGGAGAATGTGATGCGGACTTACAGCGTAACTTACACCGAGCATGATGCGATTTATCCGGCACCCAAGTTGGTGACGTTGATTGAAGCTTCCCGAGATGAAGTGTGGGAAAAGGCGATTGCGTTGGGCACTGTGGTCACCATCTTTGACATGGACTGGGGCGGCACGGTGTTTTCGTCA